GCTGAATCTGATATTGCCCACGCTCTCGCATACTGCGACTTGTGAATATACCAAATACATTATCTGCTGTGTTAATCTTAGAAATACCACCTGAGATATGACTATGGTCGAATTCAATTTCTTCGACTGCACTACGATTCAATTGACTGGCTGTAACTAGCAGCACGTTCAATTCTTTAGACAAATTACGCAATTCTTCCGATACATACTTGTCCTTAATAAACAAGTCTGATGGGCTGACCTTTGCGCTGACGGGCATAAGGAGATCAAGATAGTCAATACAAAGAAAATCAATCTTTGCACCAGTCTTAATCTCATACTCCTTACAATATGCTCGTAAGTCATTTACTGTACTCTGTGCCGGCAAATATTTGATTTGCAACTTACCGGCTTTTTTTGCCAACATTCTGACTTTCATTTCAATGTCATCAATGCTTTTAAAAATATCACGGCTGCTAGTTTCTGTCATCATGCTATCTATACGCATTGAACATAAGCCCTCAGCAAGTTCAAGAGTAGCATAGATACCATTAAGTCCTGCTTGACTCCAGTTGACAGCAAGATTTTGCATAAACAGACTCTTACCTGATCCGGAACCACCTGCAAAGATTTGTAGTTCACCTCGATTGAATCCGCCATATAACTTACTATCAACAGTGGGCCAACCAGTGCTGATCTGTCCATTATTGCTTTTTAGTGCCATTAATCTACCGCGAGGATCAGCAAAATAATCAGTACCCATATCTTTTGTTATACTAATTTGAACTGCATCTTTCACCAATTTTTCAACTGGGTCGTAATTACCTTTTTCCAATAGATCCGCTGCTTTTAATATTGCACGTTCTAATTCTTGTCTGCGAGTAAACTTTTCAAATTCATCCAAAAACCATTCATAATGCCCTGTTGATAATTCAGGAATTGGTATAATTTCTATAGAACATGTGGCCTGTATTTGATCTGGTTCAGGTAACACATTATATTTTTCTGAATGTTCTTTAAAAAATTTTGCAACAGGTCGTAACGACTTGTCAAAGTTTTCAGCATTCATGATGTTACTTACTCTTGTGTATAATTCTCCATTAGTTACCATCATGCGCAAGAAAAGTTTTTGAACATCTATATTATAATCAGTTACCAATTCGTTTCCTCATCATTTCTATTTTTATTTTACTCGTTGTCGTATTCTGTATTATACTTAACAATGTAGCTAGTTTGCCATATTTTATTACTGCATCATTTACGTCCTTTACGTCAGGTCCCCAATTAGGTATACTTACTTGATAACCTAATTCTAAGGCTCTGTCACACGTTTCAAATCCTGTTTTGTCTCTATCCGGAACAAAAACAATTTGCTTATTCAATTGCTTTAATAGTCTAACTTGATCATCATTAATTGTATTATGAGTTAAAGCCAATCCATCAATAGATAAGGCATCAAATATCCCTTCCATAAGTATTGCTACTTGCCAATCAGACTGTTGCCTATCATATCCAAACACATAACCTGACTGTTGATCATTGATATATTTTGGTGTTCTATCATCTAAAAACCTACTCGTATGGCCTACAATTTCACTGTTGTAGTAGTATGGAATTATAATTCTATTTGCATTTCTACCCTCATCAAATGGTGCAACATAAAATTGATAAGAAGTATAGTCTATTTTTCTAGCTATCAAGTAATCAATGTATTTTTTGTGATTAGAATTTTTATCATCTAATAATTCACAGTCAGGTAATCGTTTTTGTATAAACTGAAGTGGTTTTTCTCTTGTAAACTTTTTAGTAAAGTCGAGTAAATCTTTATTTTGTAAGCTTTCTAAATTCCATCTTTGAATTTGTGATTCGTCTATACCACACCACTTAAGTAATTCTCGCACTCGTTTGGATAAACTTCTACCTAACTCGTAATGACAACTGTAAGAACAGTTGAAGCAATTATACGTCCAGTTGTTTCCATCTATCTTGATTCCTCCTCTTTGCCTGCGATCAGGCTTATGACCTCTTTTGTCACAACACACTGCGTTAAAGCTATACCAACCACCTTGAGTAAGCTTTTTTCGATTAGGAAGTATTGATAGGATATCAAACATACTATAATTATAGCATATTATTATTGTAAAAGCAAGAGTTTGGTAATTATTATCTAGCTAAAATTGAATCTACGTTTCCGCCAGTAGATACAAACTCTAGTTTAATATATGGATGGAAACCTTCTATTGTCGTGCCGATTGTGAGATTGCTTGTACTAAAGTTTAGTGATTCAATCGTATACCAATCTGAATCAGGTTCGGTTGAACCCAATACATTTATGTTACCTGAGTAGTTTGCCAAATTAGTCTGTAAAGTTAAATATTTTGCACCATATAAACTTAATACACTGCTATAATATGTTGTTCCAGTGTTGGATACTTCGCCGTGAGATGGTATAGTTATTGTAACACTAGGAAGATGTTTTGGTAATACACTATCAACTATTTGACAAACTCCCCGCGCTCCTGCTTCACTGTTAACAAAAGCTGGTAAATTTAAATTACCGTCGGTAATTTCTAAACTATAACTTCCTAGCTGAGCATTTATATCAAATAAATCTGATTGGGTAATAGTTAGGTTTGCCAATCCGGTTAGAGGAAGAAAACTTTCAACTGTTTTCTGTAACTGAATTTCAGCTCCACTAGAGTCAATAAATCTGAACGTTATTTGTTTTCCGGTAATATCAACAGATTTTTGCTCCTGATTTAGGAATTGAAATTGAATTCTGTTATCAACTCCCTTATTTAAAGTTATATTTTTAGCATACACGATTTGATATCTCCTATTAGATTGTCCAGAGTATAAAACTACCTGATATCTAGGGATGTAATTATAAACAGATGTAGAGTACACAATCTCAATCCTTTATTTTATTTATTCTTATAAATAAGCTTACAGTTTAATAAATATTTTGGATAAAATCCTAATATAAATATACCAAGAATTATAAAAATGAAAAACGACTTTTTTAAGAAATTATCAGAAAATCACCCTTTTATAACAGTGTGCTCCTACTCCGGTCAGGATTATGTTGGAATAATTCAGAATAGAGATGATATTGTTACTACTTTATACGATTATGGGTCAATTGTGGAATCCGAACTTAGAGAAAAATTCCTAGAGTTAGGAGAAATTTGGTGGTGGGAAAGTAACAGACTTATTCCAATTAATATGTTTTTGAGAGTAGAATGGGCTACGTTTAGGCCTTATTTACGCACATTTAATAACAAAAGTTTAGAAATTATACATGGACCAATTTGTAGTATTAGTGATCTTAGCAAGAAAAAAACCAAAAGGCGCAGTATTACTTTAGTCCAAAGAATGACTTGACTTTTCTAATAAATTCATATGTACAACTACTAATTGTGCGTATGCAACACTATGACTTTTCTTAAAACTATATCCATCGTCAGTTTTGTCCCAAACCGTTTTAGATATTTCAGACCATGTTTTTCCTAATAAATGCTTTTTGGCAGGTCTAATGCAAGCCAAAAACATCGCAAGCCTAGGAATACTATTTACGGGCTCAGGCATTTTCTGCAAATTATTGTAATGATTTCCCAAATGAACTAGCTGTTCTACAAAATCTCTTTTCTGTAGTAGATTCCAATTTGGCTCACGCATCAATTCAATAAGTTCATGTTCTGATTTTATTTGTTCGTACACGTGTACGTTAAGAAAATCTAATTTAATGTATCCGCGTTCCTCAGCTTCAGTATAATCAATGTTTGCCATATCGTTAAGTGCATCGTATGGCACTTCTGTAACATATACTCCTGTATTGTGTTTACGTATGGGAGTGACATTGCGCATCGCTGCAGGAATATGTTTGATATGCTCTAGTATCAAATCACGATTACCAAAATCAATATCAATATCTGACTTAAATTTCATTTTAAAACAAATCCTTTGTCCATCAATTTTTTATATGCATCCTGTACAACTAATGCTTGATGCTCTGCATCTTCTACCGCTTTGTGTGTAGTTTTAGTACCATACCTTTTATCTTTTAGATTAACACCTGCAATTTCAAAGAGTGTTCTGGTATCACGCACTGTATAAAAAGGCCAAGGAATAGGATTGGGGCGATCAGTTAACGTTTGACGCATAGCTGTTTCCATTACCACCACGTCAAATGGTGCACCATGACTCCATATTGCTTTTCTGTTCCAGCAAAAACTATATAACTTTTCCATACAATCTTTAAGTGATTCTCTACCCCAATCACCCATTGCTTCTTCCATTGCTGAAGAATTTTGTGTACTCCACCAACGTATAGTATCATCATT